GGGATGACATTTTAGCATATGGCATAAAAAACGGCATGATTAAACAAGACAGTGGTTCTGACTTCGTTATAGGTAATCAACCACCTACTGATAAAAATAAAATTTGGATAGATACGGGAGTGACTAAATAATGGCAGGTATGACAAATGGCGTTTTAAAATTTTATGATGAGAAAACAGAAAATTGGGTAGTAGTTGAAACAGAGCCAATCGCAGAGAAAGTCGTAGAAATTATGCGTGATGATTGGTTATCACATAAAGGACAACTTGAATGTTGGTTGTTGAAATATACAACTGAAGATGACGAAAATGTACCCGAACCAATCTATGTAGCTTTGCTTGTCGATAGTGAATCAGTTAAAAACTATGACAGAGATACATTAGAATATTTCTTTAAGGATTATATTAATAATTTATCAAACAAGAAAAATTTCAAACTCAATAGCTTTATTAAGGAAATGGAAGATACGAAAGTGGTTCTACCACAACAATTTAATGTAGAAATCAATATGCACATTAACGACCCGGAAATGACAATGCTTTTAAAAGAACATAATAATATCACTGATAACTCAACTGTTACTGATGTGTTAATAAATAACACAGGTTCACTCACTGCAAGCTACATTTACAACGGTCATGCAATTCCAGAAAAGCAATACACATTCAAAGCTAACCTTTAAGGTTGGCTTTTTATTTTACTCAAAAAGGAGACAGATCAATGGATACAGGAACAATTGTAAGAACAATTTTATTAATTATGGCATGGGTTAACCAAATCTTAGCCATCAAACATATTTCACCCATTCCAGTCGATGAAGTGACTATTAGTACCTTAATTACAGGAATCGTTTCTTTAGTGGCGTGGTGGAAGAATAACAACTTTACACATGCAGCTAAAAAAGGCCAACAAAAAATACATGAAGTTAAAACGGGTGTTGACTCCACAGGCGCAGCACCACAAATGAATGGGGATGAATTGTAATGACATCAATTAGAACTTATCAGCAAGCTATTAGTTACTTAAAATCAATGGAAGGGCATGCCTATAATCCTGATCATGCATATGGTTTTCAGTGCGTAGACGCTGCAAATCAATACTGGTTATATTTATTCAACCATACATTAAAAGGTGTAGGAGCAGCAGATATACCAACATGGAACAACTTTACAAATGAGGCTACAGTTTATGAAAATACCCAATCATTTCAAGCGTTGCCAGGCGATGTAGTTATTTTTAATCGCAATTATGGAGATGGATATGGTCATGTAGGTATTGTTATCAGTGCGACTTTAAATTCAATCACTATATTAGAACAAAACTGGTTGGGTGGCGCTTACTGGACGCCACCAGAAGTAACGACACGACGAACACATGGTTACGACTTCCCTATGTGGTTCATACGTCCATTCTATGCAAAAGAAACAGTTAAGAATAAAGCGAAAAGTAAAGTAACACAAGTTAAAAAAGCGAAAGTTAGTAAAGGAAAGAAAATATTGCTTGTAGCAGGGCACGGAAAAGGAGCATATTCAAATGATCCTGGTGCCGTTGCAAATGGATATAATGAACGTGATTTCAACCGTAAAAACATCATACCAAGAGTTAAAAGGTATCTTGAGAGTGTAGGTAATACTGTTGTTTTATATGGTGGTTCATCTATGAATCAAGATTTATATCAAGATACGTTATACGGTCAAAGAGTAGGTAACTATTCTGATTACGGTTTATATTGGGTTAAGAATAATGTTAAGCCCGACATCATTGTAGAATTTCATTTAGACGCTGCAAGTCCACAAGCAAGTGGTGGTCATGTAATTATTAGCGATAGATATCCTGCAGATGATGTAGACAAAGCCTTATCTAGTGCGTTAGGTAAAACAGTCGGTAAAATCAGAGGTGTTACACCTAGAAATGATTTACTGAACGCTAATGTTACAGGTCAACTCAATTTAAACTATAGATTAATCGAGTTAGGTTTCATAACAAGTAAAAAAGATATGGATTATATCACTACACACCTAGATAGTTTTACAAAACGTATTGCAGAGGCTATTAATGGCAGACAAATCAACGCGCCTAAAAGTAAACCTTCTGATGACAAAAACACATGGAATTGGAAAGGTAAATTCACTGCAGACAGAACAATTAAAGTTAGAAAATCGCCAGGTTTAAACGGCACAGTTGTAGAATCGAATTCATGGTTATATGATGATGATTATGTACCATTCGATCAATTAATTAAAAAAGATGGTTATTGGTGGATTAGATTTAAATATGTACAACCTGGTTCAAGTAATAAAGATTTTTATTGTGCAGTTTGCAAGATTACTGATAAAGAACAAAAAATAAAAAAAGAGAAGTATTGGGGTTCCATTAAGTGGAAATAATGTGTTATATTATACATGGATTTCAATCCAGTTTAGTTATAAGATGTTTTAGATAGTTACTTTTTTCTCTATTCAGAGGTAGTCGTGGGGACTACCTCTTTTTTTGTGTAAAAAATAGTAATGTGGTTTCGTTAAGTGGAAATAATATGTTATGCTATTTATGGATTTCAATCCAGTTTAGTTATAAGATATTTTATATTCATATTTTTTCTCTTTTTAGGGCAGCCCTTTCGGCTGTCCTATTTTTTTGTTAAAATGTAAATGGGTATCAACAAGTCCTTTGGATTTCGCTTGGGAGACACTTGCAAGGGGTAGTCCTAGTGACTGCCCTGTTTTTTTGTGTTATGATGTACATTACATGCTATAAAATTATCAATGCTGTTTTAAATTCATGAATTGTTATGTTCCTAATAACCACCTATGCATGTCACTGGGTGGTATTATTATGTTACAATATGAGAACATGCATCAAAATTATGAAACGACAGAAATTTCAAAAACTGAAAAATCCATCTAACCGTCTATGCATGCCACTGGACGGTTTTTTTATTTGACTTTATATAAAACAATGTGTATTATTATAGTTAGAAAGAGATGTGTATGTTTGCTGACAATTAATGTATAACTTGATACGTTATTATCAGTTTTTGTAGGGCGGTCTTAAAGATCGTCCTCTTTTATTTTAATAAACTTTTTAATTAGAGAGACTAAGAATAATCATTACATAGTATTATCCATTACACATGATATTGGTGTGTTATTTTCTAGTAGATTTTTAGTAATTTACTAGCTTTGTGACTGACATGAATGTCACTCGCAAATATGGTATAATAAAATAGAAATTGCGGTACATATCTGCGGAGTGTACTTGAGGTAACTGTTGCGACGGTTGCCTTATTTTTATGTGAAAACATCTAATAAATTTACAAAAAGCATAAAAAGTAGTATATAATAAAATTAAAGGAGGGAGATCATTATGCCAAAACTAATTAAAATATTAAAACAAGCATATTTGATTTCTGGGGATTTGAATGCGGCAATAGGCAAAGAAAAAATTCGTCGCCATAGAGAATTTATAGAATCTAAAACAGACTCAGTAGAACTTAATAATGATTGGTATGTTATAGGTGAAGATATTAATAAATCAATGACTAATTTCAGTAAAAGAGAATTGATGTATAATGGAAGATAATAAAATAGAAGAAGTGACGCACGAAGAAGACGCAGAAGTATTAAAAAGATTGGTGGATGAAGCTGATCCAGAAGAACGCGAAGTCATTATGCGTAAGCTATCTATAACTAAAAGTGGGCCATTGCCGGATGCTAAGGAATTCAACGAGTACGAGAAAGCTTTACCTGGTGCAGGTGATAGAATTTTAAAAATGGCTGAAAACGAACAAGAAAATCGAATTGAACTAACAAAAAGCGAACAAGAAAAATATTATGAAAGTAACGATAAGTTAACAATTATCGGAGTTATTTGTAGTACAATAGTTTCCGCGTTTGGCATTACAGGTTCAGTAATTTTAGGTATTGTAGGCCAACCTTGGGCTTCAGGTATAATTGGAACGCTATCATTGGGTAGTATAGTTGCTAACATATTAAAGGCAACCTCTCATAAGTCTGAATAAGCAATCGTATCTTAACTGGTACGGTTATTTTTATGCTATAATATACTTAACGATAACGCCTTGCATTAAAATTAAGATACTATATTCTACTAGCCACGTTCTTTATGAGCGTGGCTTTTTATTCTTAAAAATGTTAGCATTGTTATTGGAACTACTTAGTTCCACCTTCCAAAAATAGATCTTTCTAATATTTTGTCCGCGTTCTTTATTGAGGGCGGATTTTTTTAGGGACTCGGGTCCCTAAAAAGTCCCTAAAAATTGGTTTTATATGGTGTGTTATTAATAGACAAAATAAAAAGAACCCCGTCGTTATGGGATTCTTAATTTTAAAAAGTGTTTAAT